AACCCCCGCCGATATAGCGTGAGGAATATTATCTGTAATAATGTTATTCTTTTCTATTTTAATCGCAACGAACTTAGCAAGCATAGTTAACTCATTATTAATATGTAATTTACTGCAGTATCTTTCTATAAATGAACTGGGTAACGTCTTACATAATTCGGCTTGTTGTGAAGGATCAATACTTCTTTCAATATTATGTAGAATATTTACTGCCATGGAACAACCATTTGTAGCACTGGTTTTATCTAATTTGAAAATTTCAGCAATCTCATGTGCCGTTCTGGGACATTCATTTAGACGACATGAAATATATATGGATGCCGCTTTAATACCATCACGATTCATCCCTCGAAACATTTTCTGTTCCGAAATATCCTTGTAAACAATCATAGCATGGTCTATAAATATACGCGGAACCCCCGCATTTTGAGCCATCACTGTAATAAACTGGAATTCTTCATATAATGATTTTTCACGATGTGGCATAGATTGCCATTCAGTCCATTTACGTATTTTTTTCATTTCATAGGAAGATTTATTATTGCATATTACTTTACATCCAAATGATGATTCGACGAGTAACGGGTTTATAGGATTTCCACAACGAGTAGGGTCTTTTGCGTTTTTATCCTCAGAACCGTAAAATCTCCATTCGGGGGAATAATCCAACGCATCTTTATATATTACTCCACACGTTGTACCCGTACATGTAGGGAATCCATTTTCCATAATCATAAGAGGAGCCTGACATATATTACACACTTCAGAATCTTTAGCATATACACATTCGATAACGTCCTCTTTTTTTTTATGAATATCAGATTCAGATTTATCATTATCGTAAATATCCCATAATTTAGATTTATCATTATTTGAACGATTTACCTTTTTTTTTTGGGTTTTTTGTTTGTTTGATGTTTTTACTAAACCACTATCACTGGCATCCTTAGATAAAACACAAACAAGTTCAGACATTTAGTTTGTATTGATATTTATTAATACAAATTTATACGCACTTTTATTATCCGTTATTTCTAATTCTTTTTTCAATTTTATATCAGTATATTGTAAATAATGTCAAGCCAACCAGGAGCAGTGATTCAAAAACTCGCATCGAACATGACTCAAACAGTTGCAGAACAAGCCAATGATTTCGTTCAAGGATCAACTACCAAAGCGGCGTTTGATAAAGCATTAACTTTAGGAGAACAAATCGCAAATTACACGTGTAACGAATTAAAAGTTAACATACCCACAATGATAACTACGACTACAAATGAAATTATCAAACAATTAACAGCCAAAATTGATAGTGAAGAATTTACTACAGATTTTATTAATGTGCTTCAAACAAAGCTCTTACGAGATGAAACTTATTCTGAAAAATTTTTATCTAAATTTGATGATTTATTTGATAGGGTTATTAAAGAAGCTAAGGACAGACATGATAAAAAAGAGTATGCTAAAGCAAAGGAAGAACAATCTGACAACACGAATAATATGCTTGTCGGAAATGGGCGTCATAAACGTTCAAAAAGAAGAAGAAGCAATGAAAAGAAGCCAACCAAACTCACGAAACGTGTCCGTTTTTCTATGAAAAAGTAACTTTTCTTTCTAATTTTTCAAGCATTTCAGGTTTATAAACTAAAGCTCCGGTAGGTTTATACTCATCTGTATCATTATATTCACGACGTGCTCTTTGTAAATTATTTTGTTCGCTATTAAATAATTTGCCATTCGTATCTTCATCCTCCTCTTCTTCATCTTCTTTTTTAACTATGTTACCTTTTTCGTCTATAACCATACCCGTTTTCTTACGAATTTCATTTCTCACATAATCAGGTATCCAATTCGCCCACGTTATAAACAACGTCGATGGATGAATGTATCGAACATAGAAGCCATTTTCTTCTAATTTTGCTACTAAATAACCTATACAATCTCCTTGTTTGTATACAGGTTCTCCAAATATATATTGAGGTACTTGAAACCAAATATGACTTTCATTTCTTTTACTTCTGGATGTATGTTTTATACGACTGTGAACTCTGTTTAATAATTTATTGTAAATACTACGCTCTTTTAAGTCACGTTGTTGTTTTTTGTCAAACAACTCATCTATATTCATTTTTTCAATATCATCTGTTTCATCAGTATGAATAAAGACAGACATTTGTAATATACAAGTATTCAGAAAAAATATAAATAATACCAACGTATAAATGTATACATTAATGATACCATATAAACACCCTTCCATAATACGCCATATTGTATGTTCTGGTGGTGGTGTTACAGGGTTCTCTTTTTATGGAATATTAAAAGAATGTTATTTCCGTAAAATATGGAAATTAGAAAATATAGAAACCATATATGGTACGTCGGTAGGTTCTATTTTTGCCATAATACTTGCTCTGAATTATGATTGGAAAACAATGGACGATTATTTGATAAAACGACCTTGGCATAATGTTTTTAAATTTAATTTATATTCTATATTGGATTCGCTTCAACAGCGAGGAATTTTCGGTATAAAAACAATAGAAGATACATTTTCATCCCTTTTTTTAGGGAAAGACATCCCAATTAATGTAACTATGAAAGAATTTTACGATATTACCAAAATAGAAATCCATATTTTTACAACAGAAGTAATGAATTTTGAATTAGTAGATATATCATATAAAACACATCCTGATTGGCGAGTAATAGATGCTGTATATAGTTCTTGTTCTATTCCGATTATTTTTTCGCCATTGATAAAAGATAACAAGTGTTATTGTGATGGTGGATTATTATTAAATTATCCTCTTGATAAATGTATTGAAAATGGTGCTAATCCGTCCGAAATAATCGGATTATGTAGTGACATGAATGTAAATGATGTAGATGCGATGAATGAAAAATCATCATTACTGGATTATGTAATTGTTATATTAAAAAAAGTAATTACCGCGTTTTTACCCAAAGTAACGCATGTTATTGAAAATGAGTTCAAAATAGGTTCCCCTGAAATATCAATTTATGACATTGTTACAACTACAAGTAATATGGAAAAACGGATAGAACTGATACAAAATGGTGTTGATGTAATATCTAATTTATTCACATCAACAGAAAATATTTTAATGGCAAATGAAGACGTAATTATTCCATCAACATAGTATTTACAAAATGTTCCAACGTACTTGTTGTTATTTTAGAATCGAACTCAATTGTATTTTTATCCTTTACCATTTTAACAGTGGGGTACGACTCAATATCATATTTGCTAATCATATTTTGGACTTTACTGTTTTCATCGGTACAGTCTACATCAACACATTTGGTAATATATCCATTCACTTCTTTGTTATTAAACTGTTTTTTGAAATTCTCCCACTCGGGTAGTGCGGTCTTACAATGAGGACACCAGTCGACGTGAAAGAACATAACACTAACTTCTTTATTTCTGCGATTAGCATTCGGTACATTCGCAAACTTGTTTTCTTTCTTAGCTACATAATATTTATTATAACCATAATTAGCAGCATATCCAAAAATAATAGCTGCGATTATCATAACTATATATTTGTAGTAAGGGCTTACTATTTTGGTGACAACTTCGATTAATCCTGGCATTATATAAATTATAGATATACTTTTTTGTATTGGAAAAACGAATAAAATTTAGTAAATAATATTTTGTCAATGGATTATAACTTAAGATGGGTAAAACAATAAAAAATAAGAAGACATATTCTCTAAATGATTATAATAGCGGTGATGGTATGTTAACCAGTGTATGGGGTCCTGGTATGTGGCATTCACTGCATACTATTAGTTTCAATTATCCGATAAATCCTACTAAAAATGATAAACGAAATTATCGTGACTATATAATAAATATGAAATATATATTACCGTGTGGTAAATGCAGGATTAATCTACGTGATAATTTCAAAAAGTTACCACTTAAAATGAAACACATGAAAAATCGCGAAACGTTCTCAAGATATGTGTATGAGTTGCATGAACTAATAAACACGATGTTAGGTAAGAAATCCGGATTATCATATAATGACGTACGAGAACGATACGAAGATTTCCGTGCTCGTTGTACGATATCTCTGAAAGAAATAAAGCCAAAGAGAAAAACGTATAAGAAAAAGGAAAATGGATGTACGGAACCTTTATATGGAGAGAAATCGAAATGTATACTGAAAATTATACCTAATACCTACAAAGAAGACACATTTCAAATTGATGAAAAATGTGTTAAAAAGGTAATTGAATGATGATATATTTAGTAATTTGTAATTATATCATTGCCATAGCGGAAATATATTTTAATTTATATATACGAATAGATATAAATGACAGATAATTTGATAGAGAAACCCAATACTAAAAAACCCAAGTATATTCCTTTTTGGGGTGAGAATCCTAATATATTGTTTGCTTCTAAGCATGTAATGGAATTTTTCCCTACTGAAAACATGACATACGAACAAAAATTAAATTCAGTAACCCGTACAATCATTATCATGACATTAATTAGTACCATTTTATACGGTGGTGTTCGTCATTTAATCATAGGGGCTATTACCATTGGTTCTATTTTCATCCTTCATCATTATCATCAAAAAGAGAAAGTCAAGGTTGAATCTAAAAAGGTGATTGAAGAGGTAAAAGAAGGGTTTGGAAATCCAGCAATGGATTTTTTAACACAAGATGGGGAAGAAATCCCTACTGACATATTTGATGAGCCTGAACCAAGTAATCCATTTAGTAATGTTATGATGACTGATTATGATTACAATCCTAATAAAAAACCTGCTCCAGCAGCATTTAATAAAAATGTAAACGATAATATTTTAAATAGTGCTAAACAAATGGTAGCAGAAAGCAATCCAGACCAACCCGATATAGCAGACAAATTGTTTAAAGATTTAGGAGACCAATATGTATTCGAACAGTCATTACGACCATTTAGTTCTAATCCAAGTACAACAATCCCTAACGACCAACAAGCATTTAGCGAATTTTGCTATGGAAGTATGATTTCTTGTAAAGAAGGCAATAATTTTGCGTGTGCCAGAAACTTATCTCGTCATACCAATTATTAAATTTTTAATTTCCATATAATAATTTCCTTATATAGAAATTCATTCTCTTACTATAGTATAAATACAATATGTCCACAGTTAGCCCTTATTTGTTTAATAATACCGACCGTATTGGTTCTGATAAAAACGACCAAACACAAAATAACGTTCATAATACAAGATATGCCAATCACAATCTTTCAAGCTTTTTTAGCGAGAATACTTCATCTCAACACGTAGATTTTGCCGTTCAACAACCTACTATGACTTTTAGCGGTATTTCCCATGGAAATGGTCTGAATGGCAGTGTTATTGACACTGAGTCCAATCTTGTTATCAAGACCGAGCAGACCAAGCCATTTGAGAAATTACAATTATTTCAACGTCCTTTCGCAAGTGTCCCTTACTTAGGACGCGGTAGTTGCGACCCCGCTTTAGAATCTCAACTTCAGCACGGTGAAGTGGTTGCTGGAAAGAAGAGTGTATCTACTATTATGGAAAAATCTTTCTCTCAATATCAAATGTACCCTACTGATAACAAGATGGAAGAGCGCGTGAATAACGCATCTTACACTGTTGAAGAGGCTGCTCTTGATGGATGGGTTCGTGGTGGTAAATCCACTCGCGAAATGTCTAATGACGAAATCATGCAGCAAAATAACCGTCCCAACGGAAATTTTTAAGCTAATATCGTAATATTCATATAGTATATTTTGTACTATATGAAGTGTTGGATTCTTATATAGGGGATACAGAAGTCCAATTCCAACTTTTAAATCCATTTATTTTATTACATTCGTTATTATAAAGTCTTATAATGTCTGAATTCTTGTTTTTGTTTTGTAAAATTATTTTATTGGTATTTATATCACTTACATATTCTGTATTCGAATCGAAATGTAAAAAATTTATACTATTTTTTATACCTTCTTTTCCTGTAAAACTACTTGTTTCTTCTAATTTTAAAAATTTATTTACAGCGCGTCCTAATACACCTGGACCTGAAAAATCTAATTTTGATGTCGGAATAATATTATTTTCTACATTAAAAACTATTCTATTTATAGCATCTAAAAGGATAGGTGACTTTGGCACACTACCAATAAATCCACATGCCAAATTATGTTCTCCTTCTCTGGGATTTAAATTTAAATCTATTGGAACTATAAAATCGATATTATCACCGGTTAAATCGTTTAATTTACCCATACATAATGTATCAATGTCAGCATAAAACCCTCCATAAATATATAATACACAATATCTCCATAAATCACATTTATAAGCCCCAGGTATTATTTTGTTATAAGCATTTACTACATTTTCTTCAAAATTCTCTTCAATAAATTTTAATCTTTGTTCTGAATCGTGAAATATATATTCATAATCAGGATTAAATTCTTTCCATTTGTCTATAA